ACAATAGCTTTTGTTAATTTAAGTTGTTGTGCTAAAGTTTTATTTGCTTGTGCATCATTGGTTTGAACTGGACCAACAGGCGTACTACGAGGTCTTGATCCTGAAGTGGTGTTACTTGAAGTGGTCGGTCTGTAAATGGAATTTTGTGTTTCCATTTCATTACCGCCTCCACCACCAGCTGGAGTAATGCTTCTTGTAGTCGCAGGTCCAGAAGTGTTAGTAAGAACGCCATTAGAACTTCTACGCTGTTCTGTAGTTGCAGGACCAGCAGTATCAAATAATTTGCCTTCTTCTTCTCTTCTCTTCTTAAGAGCGGCTTCAAGGCCTTTTCTTTTTTCTGCATTGGGTTCTGTGGATACTGTAGCGACACCATTACGAATTGAAGCGGCCGCATTTGCGTAATTTCCAGTTTTAATCGCTTCAGCAAATCCTTTAGGCACACTGCCCACATTATAAACATAACTTAAAATTGCAGTCTTTTGATTTTGTGATAATTTATTGTATGCTTCTTGTCCGATAGCACGAATAACAATAGCTTCAAATTTTCCTAAATCTTTAGATAATAATTTATTTGCTTGTTCTTTTGTTACTGTAGTATCTTTACCACCTTCACCAGAAAGTTTTATAAATTCCCCATTACCCAAATCAATTTGGCCCGATTTGATTTCTGCATCAGTAATGTTGTGTCCATACCCAATAGCCAGTCTAGTAGTGTCTTTAGTTGCTTTGCCAACAAAACCTTCTTTACCTGAAATAAATTTTGCGGCATCTCCACTCGTAGCACCACCAGTTGATCTTGCTCTAGCATCACCTACTGCATATGGGCCTTTTACACGTTTTTGCTCCTTAGTCTCCATCGCAGCCGAAGCCGCTTGACTATCTTTGGCCGCATTGAACACGCCTTTTGCAGTCATGCCAGATTTAGGATATATTCCAAATGCGGCTCCACCCGCACCCTCAACCATTGGTGTTGTACTAACGCCTCTGCCTGTACCGGGTTTAGGTGGCTTTAGTCCTTGCCCACCCTGATTGCCAAAAATTTTGTATGCTTCATAACCAACTTCTGCGGCAAGTAATGCCCAACCAATTGGACCCGATAAGATACCAATTATTCCTCTTGCCGCAAATCTTGCCGCAAGACCCACACCCCTCAACAATCCACCTCCGCCACCACCAGTTGGAGGCACGGGAGGGCCGCCACGCCCACCCTGAGGGAATGGAATTACTTTTCCGCCGCCAGTTGTTGGCGGTGCTGGCGGTGCTTTACCGCTTCCTCCAGTCGGAGGGATGCCGCCAGTTGGAGGCACAGTTTTGCCGCCACGACCAAATACAGTTTTACCGCCTTTGTACAAAGCACCTGCACCTGCTAAACCAGCGATAGCTTCTAATAAACTAGCACTCTGTAAAGCATCAAGTAATGTGCCTAGAAATCCTTTTCCTCCAGCGCCAGCGCCAGAACCTAAAACACCAGACGCACCTGGTCCACCCTTAAGTGCTTTGATTGCATCTAGTAATTCTTTGTCTCTTTGTGTTTTCTCTCTGTCATTTTCTTCAGCAAACATTGCGGCTTGTTTTGCATTGTTAGCTTGAAGTGCAGAGATACGTGTTTGTTGTAGAACATTATTATTGATTGATCTGAGTTGTTTGACCATCTCAATGCTAATAATATTGTTTGTTCTTTGTTCCTTCACTGATGCATCCATGGCTGATGCATTACCCAATCGATCCGCACGACCCTTAACTTCTCTGCTAAGTCCCATCAAAGCGGTAAGTCCAGGCATCTCATTCATTGCGGCACCTTTGATGCCCATTGCGAATCCCTTCACAGAACCTTTAACAGATTCTGTTGCGAGTTGACCTAACGCCCTACCGTAGTTGTTAAGTGCCATTATTATCCTCTGTCAAATACAGAGTCTGGATTTGGGTCTGCAAATTTTGCGGCTTTTCCAATTGCTGGTCTTGATGATGCATCAAAGCTAGACGCTGATGCTCCAAAGCCTGAACTGCTACCAAAGCTATTTGATGTTGGTGAATTAAAACTGCTGGATGCTCCGAAGCCTCCTGCTGAAGGTGAGCCATATGTTGTTGTGACGCTCTGTCCAACGGGTTGCATTCCACCATTGTTTGCTCCTGCTAGTTTTTCTTGTGTACGTCCGAAAGCCGCAACACCAATAATAGCACCCATAGAGAGGTGAAATAAACCTGCGCCCTGCAGAGTGATTGGTTGCCATGCAGTCACAGGTTGTTTCAAAGAGGCTTGTAATATAGACCATAATACAGGAAAAATAATGAAGTCTGTTACACAGGTTAGCATATAAATCCAACCCATCATTGGACGCCACTTAGCGTTCATCCAATCTTCTTTTTTCTTCTCGCTATCGCTTAACTTACTATATTCTTTTTGTGTAGTCATTATGGTACCCTTATTTACGTTGTGCTTGATTTCTTTCATTCTCTTCAGCTACGTGCTGAGAAATTAGCATTATGTAAATTTCCCTCTCAAAGGGTATCATATTATCCAAATCTTCTAAAGTATATTTATGATGTTGCATTAGAGTAAAGTTAGTCTTATAGTAGTTTATAAGACTTTCTTGACTCATTGTTATCCGAAAAAATTTGCAAGACCCTCTAACATTACTTTATCTTCTTGACCACATCCAGCACATTTCCATGTAACTTCATGTTTTAATTTTGGCATAGTCTCAAAAAACGATGAAAGTTTTTCATATTGTGGTTGTGATAGATTTTCAATGAAATCAATTAATTCTTGTTTAGTGTGATCTTCACGTTTGTAAACATTATCAGCATCAAAGATGAAATCAATACTATTGATAATTGCATCTGTTGCTAAATCCAATTGATTCATTTCTTCTGGATTTTCAATAGATAGTGCAAACTCTGATGTTGGATATTTAAATTTAATACCAATTTTAGTTTCTTCGTCTAACACAATCTTGTCTTCATGTGCAATTGACTTATGAACTTCAACATCTAAAAGATTTAATGTGCTGTTAGTTACATGTTCGCAAATTTCATCTTTAGAATTCATACTGTTTGGATGGCGCAAATTCAAATCAATAGTTTCGCCGATTGATTTTGCTCTCAGACGAACAAAGAAATACTCCAAATCAAAGACTGGAAGTTTGTCAACGTCAACTGGATCTACTGCACAGTTATTGATGATTTGCTTAATAGCAGTCATCATAGATTTCTGATCTCCAGACTCCATCGCAATCAAAAGAATCTTCTGTTCTTTGACTAAGAATGGTCTGTATTTAACTGATTTTTCTGTTGATGGTAAAATCAATTCAAAAATAGGTGCATTAATTTTAGGTAAACTCATAATTTTTTCTCCGGATAATTAAAAAAAGACATATAAATCATTTTTTTAAAGCAAAAGCATTAAAAGGTAATTCATATGTATGATAGCGATATGCAAGTGTTACACCAAATCGCTGATAGGTGTTGTTTTCTTCCCATGATGCATTCATAGGTGTTAGTGCTGTTGGATATATATCTTGTAACACGTAAGCAATCAAGAAATTTCCGTTTTCGTCCAATTGTTCTACTTTAAGTGTTACGCCCATTGCATAGTCGCTGTAATAAGATACAAGTCCAGCGGAGTTTGAAGCGCCACCCGAACCAATAATTTTGTTTATCCATCGCTCAAAAAAATCACGCTCTTTCATATCAGTTGAACAAATAATTGATAATGTCATGTCGTTATAAGTTATATCGTATGGAAGTTTCAATGATGGACCACTGCCAACCGCATCTTCTGATGTTGCGAGTGTGCGACCAGGCAACTCAGCTTTTTCGCACCTAAATTTAAAAGTGCTGTCAATATTAGGTAAATCTGCGGTGATGCCAGTTCCCACACCTACAATTTTACTGTATCCACTTAGTGTCGCAGTAAAAAGATTAGGACGAACTAAGTTTCCAATAGAAGACTTAAAATCTGAAATTTTAAATGATGCAGGTTCCTTATAAATGGCCATTTTATGTTCTTCCTATTTGTTTGCG